CTTTAAGCCGTTACCGGCTAATACGCCACCAAGGGCACCGGTTAAGAATATGGCTAAGGTTTGTAAGAGTTGTATAAAGTCTCGATCGTTTGGCGCTTGAGCTCCTACGGGCTGCGTAACAAAAACAAGCGCGTATACGGCACCTGCGGTAATTACAAAAAAAGTTAAAGCTAATACCGCCCCAATTAAAAATATAAGGCGAGCGTGGATATCCTCAGGCGTTAGCCGCTTATTTTCTTTACTCATCTGTCGTAATAAGGTCCTTAGTGCAGGTCCCGGTAGCTTCGCATTGAGGCGGAGTGCACTCAGGCTTTGTCCAGTTTTCGTATTCTTGGCACTCATATCTTACCCACCCATCGTAACCGCACCCCGATAGGAGGATAGTCCCCACTATCGCCCCTATCAGGGCCCGGATCATTTAGAGCCTAGGCCGTATTGCTTCTCGCTTGGTTGTACCGCTTTAAGTAGCGGACCTACGAGGCCGGCGATAAAGGCATTAGCTAATACTTTTGGATCAGTAATACCGGACATATACAAAGCTGCGACAGATGCGAGCGCTGCTCGTGCATATGATTTAGCTGCTGCTTCTAATTGTTTTTTATTCATTTTTTAATCCTAACTTTTCTATTAGTTGTTTAGCCTTAGCAGCCGATACCTCTACCTCAAAGTGCATATCGTCCGGCCTGCTCTTAAAATCGCCGCCCCACTTAAGGCCATACTTTTTGGCAAGGGCTCTAATCATTGGTATTTTTTCAGCCGGGAAAGTGTCGTACTTGCCTAGCGGATGCTTAGTAGCGTTGAGATCGATGGCCGTCCCGGATGAGTGGCACGATAATTTTGTAGGGTTACCGCGCACCATGCGGTATGCGTATGCCCAATCGTCAAACGTGCCCTCATCTATCGGCTCGATCAGCTCGTGAAATTCAGCCGCGAAGGCTGCGAGTAGTGGCCCCACACTCTCAGCACAACGCAGCTTACGATCCGTACCCTTTACGGGGTAGGACTTTATTTTTATCTCGGCCGGATCTTTAGATGCCGGGTAGCCGTTATAGCTAGTTTCCATTATCCGAGTAATGCTTTAGCTTCGTCGGCGGTAAGCCCCAATTTATCTAGTACCGCTTGGCGGTTGGCGGCTTTATTTTGTAACTCCATTAGCTCGTTTTGGTAAATAATCTCGGCGGCCTTGACCTGAGAAATCTCATCCTCTGTATATGCTCGCTCAATTATTTTGCCTGTTTCGATGTTGTGTATTCTTTCAATGTAAGTCATTTTATCCTCCGTAAACGTAAAGTGTGCCAGCATCAAAATTACCTGTGCTGCTGATTAAACTGACAGAAGTAATTGCGGAGCTGCCTGTGTACCAACCTTGAGCCCAGTTGGATTGTAATCCTGTGCCGCCGCTTGGGTAGCTCATGTAATTTACTGATTTGTAACCTGTACCAGCTGCACCAGTAACGCTGATAACTGCTCGAGTATTAGAGTTGGCGTTAGTATCGTTAGTGCTAATTCGATGAGAAGTGGCAGGCCACGCATAATCTCGACTAATTCCACCACCATCGGAAAAAATGTAACGAATTTCATTATAATTATTTCCGGTATCGCTATTAAATCGCAGAGTAAAAGTGGAGCTTGCATTAGCGCTACTACCCTGATCCACAATAATTAAAAGATTATTTTTAGCAGAAAAGCCGGATACGGTAATAGTTGTAGCGCCCGATAAAGATGCACTACCTAAAGATGCAAAATTTTCAGCACTTGCGGTTGGAGTTGTCCACGCCGGTACGCCTCCGCTTACGTTAAGCACTTGTCCAGTTGATCCAATTCCTAGGCGCGCTACTGTCCCTGAGCCCGTGCCATAAATTAAGTCGCCATTTGTCGTTACTGTACTTTTAGGGATTGCCGCAGCTGCTAAATCGTATGCAGACTTAACCGCGTTAGCCGTTGCAGCTAGTGTCGTAGATGTACTACCGGTCGAGTCTGATAGCTGCACCGCGCCAAGGTTTGAGGTAGTGCCGCTAAGGATGCCTACGGTAACGGTGCCGGATGTACCTCCGCCTGTTAAAGGGCTTGTAACTGTTACGCCTTCGATGTCACCGGTAGCGCCTGATGCTACCCACGCTGCACCGTCGTAATACCATAACGAGTTATTATCTTTTGTAAATGCAAATTGACCCTCAGCCGGTGCGGTAATAGCCGCATCTCGAGCCGTAGCGTTTGTAAATACGTTAATGCCCTGCATGAGGTAGCCGTTTACATCGCCGGCCGTTAATACCTCACCGGTTGTAAAGGTCTTAAAACCCTGACCAGCCGCCATCTCTATCTCCTTAGTACGCGAGTACGGAGGTATCGAGCACTCCGTATAGTGTTGAGTCTAATATAAAGCCGTCGATAATCGGCTCTAGTGTTGTAAATGTCGTTTTCCATGAGTTAGGCGTAACTCGGTGTACTACGCCAAACACTTGTAAAGTCTGTTGTAAAGTCGAGCTACCAGGCTGATTAGTCGTAACCTCTACCGGATCAAAAAAATCTAGGCTAAGAGCTGCAAGGATGCCATCGTTATAATCGTCCATATATAAATCAAGCTCTACCGCATCGCATCGAGTCCTAGTATCTTTACGGCTTGCTACGTAGGCACGAGCATAATCGAGCGCGGCTTGGTCGGTGTCCATTACGAGGTTAGTTTGGTTATATGAGTGCACAAAGTACTCATCGATAGAGTCCTGATCTTGAGCGATCTGAGCCGTACCGCCTATCTTTGTGATAGAGGCGGAGTTATAGACTTGCGTATCGTCCAAGCGCCATACGGCATTAAAGTAATTTATATCGGTGCCATCGTCATTAAAGCGAGTTACCGGGAAAGCCTGAGAGTCAATACAAAAGGCACGATCCTTAAGCTCTACCGAGCCTCGAGCGTTAATATAAATAGCGCCGTACTCAGAGATGGTAGCGGTCTGTAAAGCGTTAAGAGCGGTGCGAGGGTTGCCCGGGTCTGCCTGAAAAATAGTATCGCCGTATTGGATCTCACGCATCGATGGAGGCCACGCGATCTCATCGAGGATAGCGTTTACACGTTCGCCCGGTAAGTCACCGGCATCGGCTAAAGTAATGGTCGAGACTTGGCTATTTTGGAAAAGTCTAAAAGCATCTACCGCCGTGATAGTTGTATATACGACATCGGTAGCCATCTTAGGCGTAGTAGTTGTATAGCTAGTAATAAAGCCGCTAAAGATTGGATAATCGACACCCTCATAAGTAGCCGTAATTGCTACTTTACGCATGGGAGTAAGTAAACCGTAATAAGGACCAGCCGCATTTTGAGGATTAAAGTCGCCATTTTGATCGACGATACGCAGAGTTAGAGTACCTGTTTGGAATACGTCCGCCTGAGCGTTACGGCCTCTCATTGTAGTAATACCGTCTACTTGATCCGATACGTCTACGATCAAAGCCTCAGAGTCGGCTAATACGTTTGTCCCTAAAATGCCACTATTAAGGATCATCGCTTGAGCAAAAGCCGGACCCGTAGAAAAGTTAATAACCGCGTTAATTATAGGGACGGTCATAGCGTGCCTGCCGTAGTAAGAGGGTCACCATCGCGGTTAATCTTTTGGATCGTATCTTGTAGCAAGGTAGTAAACTCATCTTGAGATGCGATAGCCCCGGCATTAATAGTTACATTATAAGTACGAGCCGCCTGAGCTGCATAACGTGCTCCACTTGCCGCATCTGAGAGAGTAAGGCCAGAGCCTAAGCCCTGCATTAGCGAGCCTTGAGCTACCGCATTAGTTAAAGATATATTCTGTAAAGATGCAGCATATTCTTGCTCGGCTCGAGCTTGGTAGTTAGACCCTCGTACCGCACTAGGTAAATCTGCACCCCAGTTGAGGGAGTCAATCATCTTATTATATTCGGGAGTGTTTGCTAATTTACCTGATACTATTTTAGCAATCTCAGGATTAAAGCGAGTGCCGAAATCTGTAGTATTTTTTGGAATTGTATAGACCGGACCATCGTCCTCAGCTGCGCCCACTTTCTTAAGTGCCGCAGCATAATCTTGTAATGCTTTGAGGCGAGCATCGTCGGCCGCCTTTTGTGCCGCTGCCACGCGCTCAATCATCGATAGCTCCTCAGACTCACGGAGCTTATTAAGGGTCAAAGCTGCATTAGAGGTTTTACTCAAGGATGCTAATTTTTCAATTTCGGTTAGTTGGATCTGTACTCGCTCGCTATAGCTTTCTTTAGCCGCTAACTCACCGGCTTTAGTAATAGCCTCGTTATACTTGCCAAACGCGATCTGCCGGGCTACCTCTTTATCGCTTTCGGCCATCTTTGATTTATTAATCGCACTAAGCTCGTTAAGTAATTGCGTGTTAATAGCTTCGAGGGTCGCGTTACTAATTTCGGTAATGCCGGCTAGTTTCGCTAGATCCGCGTTTTTCTGAAACGCTGCAAGCTCGCCGATTTTCTTAAGTGCGAGCTCGCCGTTGTCCTCCTCAATAGCTTGTAAGGCTTCGAGGCGTAGGATGGTGTCTTTATCGTAGGTAGCACGTAGAGCCGCAGCGATAGAGATGCGGTTAGTATCAAATACGGCCGCAGCCTTTGATAACGAAAGTTTATTTTTCTCTGCAAGCGCTTGTTTTTTCAGTAAAGCTAATCTTTCTTTTTCACGCTTAGCAGCTTCGGCCGCTGCCTTGGCCCGGTCACGCTCTATTTTGCCCTGCGCATCCGTCGATCCTGAGATCGTCATAGGCGTAGTAAAAGGCTTAGGCTTAATTCTATCGGCCGCGCCTAAATCCTTAATAAACTTAAGATAGGAAATATTGTAGACATATTCCCAATCTTTAGTATCAAACCCCGGAATAGTTTTTAATTTTTCGGCTAATACTCCGATACCGCGGATAACGTCGGCGGTACTTAAAGCGGCCTTTTCCATATTCGCAGCTAGAGTAGCTACCGAATTATCCTCACCTAACCCAGATAAAGCATCGACTAAACCTTTACCTATGATTTCCTGAGCGTTGCCTGCGGCTTCTCTTAGTACGCGCATCTTGCCGGCGTAAGTCTCAAGCTCGGCCGTAGCTGATCCGGCAAAAGTTTTAGTTAATAATGTAACTGCATCATTAAAATCTAATGTCTTTAATTCTGATTGTGTGAGGCCTAGGTTATATTTTCTAAGGCCTTTAGTGTTGCCCACGTATAGCGCTGCGAGATCCTGATTTACCGTTAATAAATCTTGGCCCGATCCAGCGGCCACGTCTAGCGAAAGGTTTAATAGATCCTGAGCTTTAGCCGTATCACCGGTTGCGGTTACGAGTTTCTGAAAAGCCTCGCGTAATACTTCTCCCTCGTAGCCAAACTTGGCCGATATATCGCCGAGTTTCTTTTCGATAATATCCGTATCAAAAGATAACCCTAGATTTTTTAATACTGTCTCGAGGCGCTTGGCTGACTTTTCGTTTTCGGAAAAAGCCTTAACGGCATTTTTACCGTAAGCCAACATAGCCGCAGCGCCAAAAGTAACGCCTAAAGTTTTAGCTACGCTTTTTATACCTTTCTGAAAGCCGCCTAATTGCTTTTCGCCCTTGGCTAAGGCTTTACCGTCCCACGTAGATACGGCGCTTACGACGAGGCTAGGTAAGTTTCTCATTATGCCGCCTTATCGTAACGGCCTTGGTTAAAGCTATTTATAGTATTTTCTATAGCTTTAATTACTGAGGCTTGTACCTTGCCTTGATCCTCGGCCCACGCTCTAAAGATCATGCGGCCGCGCATCTCTCGACTATCACCGTAGAGAGGCCCCATACGGCTAACAAAATTAGCACCGGCTCCCGGGTTATTAGATTTACTTTTAGGAGATCCACCCGGGTTAGTACGCCCTGCGGTTTCATAGATAGCACCGGATGCGGATTTATTAGCGATGTAATACATAGCTCTAAAGCCGTTTTTATTACGCTCGCTTGGAGCCGCTGAGTAGTAGATACCTTTACGAGCTGCCTCGGCATCATAAAAGGGAAAGCGGCGTAGCTTTCCCTCACTATTAAAAGTACGAAATGCAGAATTACGAGCCGTAATCTTTTTACCGGAGGTACCCTCGTCCCAATTATAAAGCCCACCCGGTGCGGCCGTCGGTGCGTAGCCTCGAGCCTTATCGCGTATCGGGATCATAATTCCCTTAATCTCTTTATTCATCTCTTTTAATAGCTCGGGATCTATTTTACGGATCGCGCGTAGAGTCTCTTTATACCCGTCTAGTTTTACGGACATTTTTAGACTCCTCCGCTTGCTCGTTTAATACTTTTACTAACATCTTAAACATCTCTACATCGAGATCTAGTACCGCTTGAGGCGGGATCCCTAACCGTATTGATAGTTGCGCTACCAAATGAGTTAGAGAGTCCCGCCCTAGCTTAAAGGCTCGTCGTCTAATACCTCGACTCGCGTTAATGTATCTAAAAACTCAGGGCCAAAACTTTTTACGGTTTCGCCGCTAGTCCTAATACACTCCCAAGCCAACCAAAATAAATCGGTTTGCTTTTCATCGTCACGAAAGGCTTTATGAAAACCTTTCTTTGCATATAACTCAAAGGCGTACTCAATTCTCGGCGTGATTTGATGCTCTGTTACCTCGCCGGTAGCCCTTGTTATTTTGAGTCGTGCCATTGTGTGCCCCTTTTCTAGTTTGTTATGGAGTTGTGTCTACTACGATTACTGAGTTGCAGGTGAAAGTAATACTCTGAGTAGAGATATCACCGACGGCCCCGTTAATATCAGTAGTATTATTAACTAATACTGTTGTTTGATATTCAGGGTTAGTAGCTGAGACAGTTGCGCTAGTCTGCTTAAGTGTTAGAGGTACTGTTGTACCCCAGGCACCCTGCAAAGTAGCTAGGACTTCACCGGCTGCGGTGTCGTTTAGAAAATCTAGAGTTACCGTTGAGGTCTCTAGGCCCTTAGTAAAACGTCGAGCATTATCGCCCATGGCCGTGACCTCAAGCTCCTCAAAGACACGGTTAATAGTTGCGCTAGTTACATGATCTGAGAGATCGACCGAGTTAAGGGTTACGACCACTCCATTACTTAAGAATATGGCCATGTGCCTATTCCTCGCTTTCGGTTGTAGTTGTTGTTTCGATTTTTACTTTTGCTACTTTGACCGGTGCAGGCTCGTCTACGATCTGCCCAATCTTTCGCAAAAACTTTAGGTCATCCTCTGTATATGGCATTAGTTACTCCCAGCTTGTAAGTATTGAGATAGTGATATCAGTAGTTAATAGATCGCCGCTTTGTACGGTTAATACGCTAGGAGCGCTTACCGGTCCGATATTCATAACGATAGATGAGGCCGCTAATTTTTCATACACGGCGCACACCATACTTTCGATCCCTTGTAGGTTGCCTTGGTTATCGTACATAGGCACGTTACATATGATGCGAAAGGATGCCATAGGCGAGATATTGGCGTACTCGTTATTACTCGGTGTTATGTAAGGATCTGCCGGGCTAACGATTACGCTATTAGCCGTAATAGTTGCAGGTGGATACGCGTAGGTATTCCATACGTTAGCGTTAGCAAGGGCCGCAGCTAGTGAGGCTCTCAAAGTAGTGATAGGTGCCGGCATTATCCGACCATCGCATTAGGGCTCATATATCCGGCGATAAGGCCGCGGATCTTACCGATCATTGAGTTACCCATACGGTAAGGGCTAGGGCTAAAACCATCGATCGATACGCCGCCCGTTTGGCTAACCTGTCGGGCCTGCCAAATATCGACGGCCAAAATCATTGAGGCCTCTCTTACGGCCGGAGTAGTCGCGTAGCTATTTGTTTTTGTATCTGCCCCTATTGCTTGGCCATAAGGGAGTACGCGCGTAAAATTAGCGTTAGCCGCGGTCTTAGCAAACTGTATAAAGCTATATCCATTAGGCCAATTAAACGCATAATTATTAAATGCTATCGATGGTAATTGAGTAGTCGTACCGGCGGTCCACGGAATAGTGCCGGTAATCGTGTAAGTACCGTTAAAGGTTGAGCCGCATCCACTCAAGGTTACGGAGTCGCCCGTAGTAAATATTCCGGGGTTAGCAATCATTACGGTAGCTACGTTATCTTGTAGGGCCGTGCCGACTACGGGAGCTGAGTCAAACCATAAAAATTGATTGATGAGGTCCTGCGCGGTTTGGCAAACCTCCTCAACGGTATTAGATGAGTATAAATTTTCGATACCGAGATTAGCGCGTAACTCGGCCTCGGTTACATACGTTGCAGGCATTTTATACTCCTCACTTAAAAAG